GTCCTTCTTTTTCGACGCTTTACCAGTTGCAGCTTTATAAACAGTTTTGGCGATGGGATTGATTACACCGGCATTGGCAACATAGAAGTCATACACGATCTTGGCAGCGGAAGCGATTCCAGCAATTAGGGTCGCATGTCCAATGTTCGCTGAAGTGGCATTTCGAGTTGCCAATTCATTGAATAGAGCCATTGAACATGGGGTCCAAGGCCGTGTGAATTCTCTGCTGAGGATTTGGGCTGGGGTGTAAAATTCCATCCGCCAAGTAGCATTAACGCGGTACTGCCCATTCGCATTTGACATGTGAATTGCAGCAACTAGCACGTTATCGCTCGTGGCTTCTGATATAGCGCGGGTCTCGTAGGAATTAAGGTCATCTGGCAGGTACCAAGCGTAGGCACCGTCCAGTAAATTCCGCGAAGACCAGAGGGTTTTCTGGGGCAGGCGTTTAATGATGTTCATCAGGTCCTGGGGTGATGATGACACCAAAGTCGATTTAGGAACCCTACCGATTACGATTTCACCGGCGCCGTCCAGCACTGAAGCCATGTTAGTAATCAACAGGTTCATTGCTGTGCAGCGGTAGTGGCTGACATTGCCTTGTTGAAGCAATTCAGCGGGGACTAGGCTGTATGCAGACCCCGCAGTTGCGGGATCCACGAAGCCAGTGACAAAGTAAGCGAGTTCTATCGACGTTCCCTCAGGAGGCACCTGTGGCACACCTGCTGATGTGACTGCCTGGACTCCAAAAGCGTCTCTGGCGACGCCAAAGGCATTTGGTAGTGCAGTCATGACACCAGCTGGGCATGTTACAGATGCTTCCGGTTCCAACGCGCCTCCATTCCACCGTACCAACCTAAGTCGGAGAGTGGATGAGGCTTTGACGTAAAAACCTGAGGCAACAGCCGTCGAGTGGATAGCAAAGAGATGTGCGGGCGACCCGGCTGCGTCAACCGAATGGGATGAAATCTCAAACGTTGACGGCGCATTCTCCAGTCCTACGGATAGGACACCTCGAAAAGTTGCTGAGTCTTCACTTATAACCAGCGGATGCTTTTGCGGGGTTGA